ACGAACGGCGCAAACCCGAGCCGCGCCGGGATCTCGACGCTGGTGGCGAGGTTGTAGACCATGCGGAGCTTTTCGTTCTTGCCCTTCCCGACGGACTCAGCCAGGAACAGCCCGTGTTTGCCGGTCTTGGCTCGGTAGACGAACAGCTTCCCCGGGTACTGGCGAGGCCCGAGGAACTTCGCGCGTCCTCCGCTGGTCATGGCGGGGCCATCCTGGACCGGCCAGGCGAGGCATTTGCCGCTCTTCGGCCGAACCGTTCCGCCTGTCTCATGGATGCCCGCGTAGTTGGCGATCTCGCCGTCGGGCGTCTTCATCCGGGGAAGGAAGCGGAAACCGGATCGGACAGAATCCGGAGCAGTCTCGAAGATCGGGACAAAGGACCGCGTCAGGTCACCGGACCACCGCTTGAGGCCAGGACGGCCCGAAAGGTGAGTCTGGACAAACGTCCGGTGCTCATTGATGGCCCATGCGTGCGACGCGTTGTAGAGCTTGGAAAAGGCGTTCCGGAATCCCGGAGCCAGCTTGCCCATTCCCGAAGAGTCGAACTGGAAATCCATCAGATGACCGCCTGGGGATCGTAGTACTCCAGGATCTGAATGACGCCAGGCAGGAGTGCGTAATCCTTCTCGAAGGTGCTCGTCCCGGAGCCGCTGGTGGTCGCCGTGCGGCCCAAACTATTGCGCCGGGAGTACATGTAGGCGGCTTGCATGTCGGCGGCTTTGGCGAGGTCCGCGTAGTCCGAGAGGATGCTTTCCTGGATCGTCTCTCCCAGGGTCAGATTGGCGCTGCTGGTCGATCCCGTCAGAACGTCCTGGAAGGTCAATCCACCTGTCGCGATCTGGATCGATGCGGTCATGCCCACGGGATCGAAGGAGACGATTTTCCCCGTGGTCCCCGATACGGACGTGAACGCCTCGCCGACCGTTGGCGTGCCCGTCACCGATTGGAGGCATTCCAGCGAGGTGTCCACGGAATAGGCCATCCCGCCGATGTAGGTGATCCGAAGCGGGGTCCTATTCGACAAGCGGGGATAGTGCAGCTCGTTTTCGTCCACGAAGTAGTACTGCGAAGGGTTGAGCGTGACCCAGGCACCGCCGTTGAAGTACTCGAACTTGGAGATCGAGCGAACGGGCGCCCCAGCGAGGTAGGAAATCCCCGACGGGTTCGCCCATTTGGGCTCGACGTACTGCGTGACCTGGATCCATCGACTCATGTACGTCTGAAACGCTGTCGAGACCGCGGCCAGGCACTGCATCAAATCGGGATCGGCGGCGACCGTCGAAACCCCCAGATTGCAGGCCTGGCGAACCCTCGCCAGTGTTGAGAGGTACATGAGCGACATGGACTAGGCTTCCGCCTCGTGCTCGGCCGGCTCGACAGCGACGGAAGTTTCCACCGGGATCGGCGTGCCGTTCTGGACCGACGCAGGGAACCAGGAGGCCAATCCGTGGACGTTCCGGAACACCGGGTCGAGTTCGTCAGGAACCGTCAGGACGCCGGAAGACTGAGACTCGAATGTCTGGTCCCCGTGCTTGTAGGTCGTGGAGGGGGTGGTGTAGAACTGTCCCATGATGCACCTCGAAAGGAAAAGGGGCGGCGTGCTGTCCACCGCCCCAGGTTTTGAACTAGGGATGGACGTTCTGGATCGCGCCGAAGGCACCGGGCGCGTACATCGCCATGGTCTCGACCGCGTAGACGCCGTACTCGTAGGCGAGACGGGTCATGGGCCAATCGATCGCGAAGTAGTCGCGCTGGTAGTGGACTTCCACCGGGTTCGCCATGTTGGCCGAGGGGAACGGGACCTTGTCCGAGGAGAACAGGATCGTTCCGTCCGGGCAGTTCGGGTGAACGTGCAGCACAACGTCGTCGTTGGTGATCTTGTTGAGGACCGCCGTGGTGCGCTTGGGGCGTCCCATGGACAGGTCGCCACCAGGAGCCGCATCGACGCGCAGGATCGGGGCGCCGGAGTTGGCCACGATGAGCTTGTCGATCGACTGCGCCATGTTGCCGGAGCACCACACGTCCGTCGGAGACAGCTTCCAGTTCGTCCAGAACCAGTTGAAGGCGTTGTTCAGCTCCACGATGCCAGCGGCGCCGTCGGAAGTGAGCGAAGCGCCCGTGCCGTTCAGGAAGTACGAACCCGAGGAAGGCTTGGCGATCAAGCCAAGCAGTCCGTCGAACTCCAGCGGGTTGGCGCTGTTGTCCGCGTTCGGGATGGTGGTGAACGTCTGCGACGTGGTGGGCACGCGCAGGATGGTTCCCGAGGCCACGGTGTAGATGCCGTACAGACGAGCGCCTGCACCGACGCCGACGAACAGCGCGTAGGCCGCTGCACCCTGGACGGGAGGGACGGACCAGGTGATCGTGCTGGTGGCGCCCGTGGTGATCTGGACGCCCGCAGCAGAAGGCTGCGCCACGCCACCGGGGATGGTGTCGGTCGAGCTGGTGCCCATGTTCGTGCGGGTGTAGGGGATCACCAGGGCCAGCGTGGTGTCCGCCGTGTCCGAGTTGCCCACGCCACCGGCCAAGGCAAGGCCCTCGGTGGTCAGCGCGGCGACGTAGACGTTGTAGGTGGCCGCGGCAACGCTTCCGCCCGTGGTGGACGTTCCGACGGTGGGGGTCGGGGTAAGGCCAAGGCCCCAGGACGACTGCCCGCCGAACAGGACGGCTTCCTCGGAGATCATCAGCGAGAGCAGGAGCCGACGCTGCACGTCAGCCGGAAGGCTGGTGAACTCCAGAGCGGCCAGATCGGCCTGCACGGTCACGCTGTCGTCGAAGCCGATGGACTTGTAGACGGCGCTCATGTTGGTCACGCCCGTGGTGGACGAGGCGTTGCGGTTGCCTTCCGAGATGCCGGGGGTCAGCCGCGCGGTGTTGACGCCGGTGATGGCCTTCCACTGCGTTGCCACGTCGCCAATACCCTTGACGCGGGGGATCATGTTCCGCAGGGGGGTGACGAGAGGGATCAGTTCCTTCGCGGGGGCCTGGAGGTCATAGGCTTTCAGTCCCGTGGAGGTGGTGATGGCGCGCTGGAGCTGCATGATGGCCCGAGTCGCGTCGGTGAGGTTGAGGATGTCGGACATGACTTACGCTCCCTTCCGGCCGATGAAAATCGGCTCCTGGTTCTTGTTGCGGATGGCCGCACGCTCGAACCGGATGGCTTCCGGGAGCGCGTTCCATTCGGGGGTTCCCTGCTTGGGGAATCCATCGTCGGTGGGATCCTTGCGAGAGATCTCCACATGGTCTTCGGCCTTCTCCAGGGTCCGCACCGGCTGGGCACCGGCCACGACGGGCTGGTATCCGTCGGGACGGATGGAGCGGGTCAGCGGGGCGCGGCGTTCGAGCTGCGCGAGGCGAGCCTCCAACTCCTGCACGCGGCGATTGGATCCGCGCTTGAGGAGAGAGACGCCAGGACGGCCAGCGTCGGCACGCTTGGGCGGCACGGCGGGAACGTCCTTCTCGACCTTGGCCTCCGGGTCGCCGGCTTCGACGGGGTTGTCGAGACCTTCGGGGGTCTCTTCGCCGTCCTCGGGATCGTAGGCGGTCATGGCCTTGGTGTGGGCGATCAGGGCTCGTCCGAGGCACCGATGGGCGTCCTGGGCATGCGCCAGGACCTGCGGAGTGGTTCCCCCGTCCTGGTGCTGCTCGTCCAAGGTCGAGACGAGGTCTTCGATGGCCTTCAGGTGCTGCGAGAGCAGGCCGAAGATGTTGACCTCTTCCGCTTCCTCTTGGGGCGATCCAGCGGCACCGCCAACGGTACCGGGGGCGGCGTCGCTCATGTCGTCGTCCCTCGTCACTCCCACTGCTCCGACAGCCGGGGGCTTCCCGGCTACCAGCTCTTCCCGGCTTTTTCCGGACATGGTTTTCTCCTTGGGGCTGGAGCCCCGGTTGTGGATCCCGTTCCGAGCGGCTGCGCGGAACATCGTGACCACGGCGCCAGGATCGGCGGGGCGGTCAACGAGACTGATTTCATAGAGGAAGATTTTCGAGACAATCTTCCCGATGACTTGGACGGCTTCGCATCCGACGGAAAACGCCTTGAGGACGCCCGTCTTGACCTTGTTCCAGGTGGAGTCGTCGGCGACGAAGACGGAGATGTGCATCCCGTCTTCCTGCATCTCCCATTGGCGAACGACTCCGGCCGCGATGTCCTGGTGCATCTCGCGGATGTTCCCGAACTTCATGTATTCGGGCCACGCTTCGAGCATCGCATCTTTGGTGATGATGTAGCCGTCGGTCGCTTCCTGATCCGTAGCCGCGATGCCTTCGACGATCCGCTGTTCGGCGTCCACGCGACAGATTTTGAACGAACGATTCAGGCGGCGTGAAGGCTTGGCGCGGCGAAGCGCGGGAAGCGACTTCGGGATGACTAGGGGCTTCACGGAATGCTCCTTGCGACTGAGGTACATCTGCAATTTGGGTGCAGAGGAGGAGCCTGATTCCCGTCCTGGTACGGGTCATTCAGCGGGATCCATCCCTCGGCCGCGTTGAGGATGTCGTCCGCTCCGTGGTTCTCGTTGGATCCCAGGATGGACCGCTTCTGGAGCTTCAGGCCCGAAGCCTTCCAACCCGCGAGCTTCCCTTGCTCGTCCGCGTTGACGATTTCCGTCGATGCGATGGTCTGGGCGCGGGCGCGGCTGAATGCGTGGTCGTCCTTCAGGACTTCCGCGATCTTCGAGGTGGTCCAGTTCTCTTCGGTGGCCTGGGCAGTCACGTCGCGGATGGATTGGCGGCAAATGTCCGTCACCCGGTACTCAGGACGGATCGCGTCCACGACCTCGCCTTCGTCCGTGACATGCTTCCCGACCAGCCATGCCCCCCGCTCCTTGGCCCATTCGGCGGATTCCGCCTTGAACCCGAGCTTGACCGCGGCTCCCGTTTCGTCCAGGGCAATCGATGCGGAATCCCCGAAGATGGATTCAATCGACGGACCCACGGCTTTGAGGAAATTGTCCTCCTGAAGGTTGATCGTGTCCGGATCGAATCCATCCTCGGAGTCCGCACGCTGGACACGATGGATCGATTTTCCGATCTCTTCGGCGGCATGGTTCGCGAGCTTCTGGAAGTAGGAGAAAACGGAATCGGTGATCGCCGTTTCACGCTTGACCGCCAGGGCGCGGGACCGCTTGGCGTTGAACACGGCGCGATTCAGGCGGGCAACGTGCGCGACCTGTTGGGCTTCCGGAGGCTTCGGCGCGGCCACGGGAACCGGGGCGCCCGGCGTCTCTTCGGTCGGAGCCTGTGGAGGCGCGGGAAGAAGCGGGGCATCGCCTTCGAGCCCGAGCTTTTCCCGCGCCTCGTCCACGCGCATGATTCCGGATTCGACCAGGATCTGGCAATGCGCCCCGAGATCGATCGGGTCCGTCTCGTCAATCGGCGCGACGAAGGTCTCGATCTCCTCGAAGCCAAGGTATTCCTGGACCATCTCGTCCAGGAGGCTCTTGACCCACTTGAGCTGGACCGAAACGCCTTCCTTGGAGCTTTGGTCGCGTGCCGTCTCCGCGGTCGCCCGGTTGACCGCCTTGATGAATGGCGTCGGCTCGACGGCGAAGGTGTAGCAGATGATCCGGGCCATCCATTCATCGAAGGCGTCGGCCAGGACGGCATCTTTGAAGGGGATGAACTTCGAGGCGGTGTCGGCCGGCACGAAGCGGACGCGGCCAATCTTCTGCCCCTCGATCTCCCCAGCGTCCCAAATGCGCTGGAACTTCTCGACCTGTTCGGCTGTACCGGAAACAGGAACCATGCCCTCTGGAAGGTTGCCGTCGGTGAAGTACCCGAGCTGCTGCATCTGGCGACGGATCGTGATGTTGGCGTACACCTGGATCTGTTCGACCGGGCCGTACCCGTAAAGCGAATTGATCCGGAGGTTCCGGGGCTTGTAGATCAAATCGTCCACGCTGTAGGAGATCGCGGAGATCCCGTGGAGGACATGGAGGAAAGCCTCGTAGGGCGCCGCAGGGATCCGGCCCATGTCGGTCATGAGCGGCTTGATCGTCGCGCCGTCCACCTGCTCGAAGGCCAGGATGTCGCCCTGGTCGTTGCGTTGGCAGCGGATCGCTACGGCGTCCAGGACGTTGAGGTCCTCCTGGATCATCCGGAGCCAAGTCTGGAAGTCGTGGGCACCGTCCGGGCGGCGGAAGAACTTGCGGCACCACTGGACACGGGGATCGTTCCGAGAGGCTTGGCCCTTTTGGCCGATGACCCGGAAGTCCCATTCCATTCCGCAGATCTGATCCTTGCGGGTCTCGATGACCAGCCGAAGGACCTCGACGGAATCGGCTAGGAATCGGAGTTGTGGGAATCGGATCGATCGGGAGCCGAAGTCCTCGCCGCGCGGCTGCACAATGGCATTGACGTTCGGGGAGAAGTCGAATTGCCGACCGGCCACGGCGTCAGGCGGTGCGACTCCCTGCAGTGGCTGTCCGGCTGGGAACCAAGAATCCTTGCCCATCAGGAGGGAGACGGCGTTCTTTGCTCTTGTCAGGAAGCCAGGGCGTTCAGCCATTGCAAGGGAATTGAATTTCCTTCCGGCATGGGCGGGATTGTGCTATCTTATGGATAAGCATGGATAAGCATAAGCCGTCAGGCTACCCGGAAGGGACGATGTGGGATTCCGCGACGATGTGCCGCCGTTTGGGCATTTCGCGGGCAACTTTGGACCGACGCTTGGCGAATCCCCCCGAGGGATTCCCGTTGCCTATCCGCGTGGGGCCTCGGCTCCTGCGCTGGGAGGCTGCGAAGGTGCTGGCGTGGATTGAAGCGTGACCAACCCCTTCCAGACCCGCTTCCGCAAGCTCTCCCCGCTGTCCGCTGAGATCGCCGTCGCTGGCGTGGCTGGCGACACGGCAGAGCGCATCCGGTCCCATATTCTGGACCTAGCCGACCAGGGCACCCGGGCCGCGCTCCTGGACCTCGGTTGGGCGCCCGTGAAGCCTGACGCGATCTTCCGGACGGTGCGGGAGCAGGACGCGGCGATCCGGGGATTGCAAGGGCGGATCAAGGACCAATGGCCGGAGATCGAGGCCATCCGCACAGATGCGAACGCGATCCTCGAAGCGGCGAAGGCTCAGGCCGGGGAACTTCTCGACGCCGTGCTCTTCGCGCTCCGGGCGATCCCACTGGACCGGCCTGCGGAGGCCAGGGAGGCCGTGGACGCGATCTGCAAAGCGATCATCGCGGCGAAGGACTAGCCCACCCTGGAGAGCCCAGGAACGGACGGCGGCGTGCTCGACGGACTGAGCCGCCGCCGTTTTCGTTTCAGTACTGGCGCCTCACCCGTTCCTTCGGTGTCTGGCCTTCGGGCGCGGGCGCCTCTTCCTTCTCTTCGGCCGTCACCCACGATTCCAGCGTCTTCGCCTGCGCGATGGCTTCCGCCGCCGTCTTCTGCGTCTGGATCGACAAGGCGAGGTCCAGGCACTTCAAGCGGAGTTCGGCGAGGTCCACTTACGCCACCCCGTACACGGTGCCGCGAGCCTTGCCGGTGCGCTTGATCGCTTTGGATGCTTCGAGCCGGGTCAGCGCCTGCTTGAGTTGGATCCCGTCGAATCCGACCTTGCCAGTGATGGCGGAGGTCCCCAGTGGCGTGGCGGAGGTGTCCAGGGCTTGCAGGACGGCGGTTTCCGCGTCCTTGTGCGGGATCTTCGCGTGGCGCGTCCGCCCAGCCTTGGGGGTCGTCGCGCCGGTCAGAGCGGTGACCTTGACTTCCAACGCAGTGATGGCCGAACGGTGGCCCGCGATGGCCTCCCGCATGGCAGAGACTTCTCCTGCCTTGCGTCTCAGGATCTCCGCGTGCAGGTCCTCGGTGGGAATGGTCTTCAGGTGTTCGGACATTCGATTCCTCTTTCGTTTGGTTCCGATGAATTCGGAGAATGGAAGATACGAAAGAATCGATTAAACGTGGAGGATTATTCGATTAGGCTCGCGCTTTCCCAGAAAGGAAAGCGTCCATCGCATCCCCATCTCTGGAAATCTCCGTGAATGCCCTCGCCAATGCGTCTAATTGGTCATCGTGGACCTGCCCGTCCGTCTCCATCTCCTCGATCAGCGCCCGATTCCACATAGCCCGGACCATCCGCACATTCCCGCCGTTGACCTGCGAGGCGAGCGGCTCCCACCGCGTCCGTTTGGCTCCTGTCTCTGGCGAGGTTTTGAAGATCCACCCCGCGAAGTCCTTGACCATGCTCTGCGCCTGGTCCTTGCCCGCCTGCCCGGGATCTTGTGGCCAGGAGATCACCGTCGCCTGTCCGTCGAGCTGGGCTTGCTGCTTTGCCATCGCCCGGGGCTCGCCGGTCTGCTTGCGGGCGATGTCGAGGATCCAGTAGGCGCCGTCCGTGGCCCGCCCGAGCTTCGCGCCGACCGTGAAATCCCCCTTCCCCTCGGATGCGCCCGCGTCCCAGCCTCGGCATTCGGTGAGGTTGGCGGGGGCAAGTTCCTCGATTATGATCTTGGCTGGCTTGAAAAGCCCACCCTCCTGCGGAATCGGCCTTTGCTGGTGCTGCCCGGCGTACCCGACAGTCCCGAGATTCCGTTTCTCCGAGTCCACCACGTCGCGGGGGTTACGCGCCTCAAAGAACAGCTCACCCGCCTCGGTTCGCGGGTCATCCGGGTGCTTGTCGGGATCGTTGGCCTCGAACTCCTGCCGAATGCAGATCCGCGCCCATGCGTCAGGGTCCGTACCCAGAATCCACCCCGTCAGGTCCTTCAGGTGGGTTCGCTGTTGGATCAGGCACCGGATGCCCTTGGTCATGTCCTTCTGGCGATTTTGGAACGTCAGCCGGTAGGCGTCCGAGACAGCCTGGAGCTTGGTGTCCGAGTTGTCCTTGGTGTCGTTCGGGTCGTCGAAGAACACCGCGTCCACGCGCTTGCCGGTGCCCCTGGACCCGATGGTCGTCGCCTGCCGTTCGCCGCCCTTGGTGTTCTTGAACCACCCCTTAGCGTCCTGGTCAGGCGCGAGCTTCCACGCATTCCCGAAGCCTTTGTACCAATCCGAGGTAATTAATCCCCGGCATTTCATCGAATCGCGGATTGAAACGTCGTCGGCACCGGATACGAAAAGCGATGTCCATTCAGGCTTCCAAAGCCATACCCACGCCGGGAGGAGAATCGAAACGAAAGAGGACTTACCCGATCCAGGCGGGACATTGATAACGAGGTTCCGCTTTTTTGATTTCCCTCGGACCAGCGCCTCTAATTCCTTGCAGAATATATCCATGTGCCAATTCCAGATAAGCGGCGTCGATTGCTCGCCTGGAATCTCATTCCACGCGTGGATACAGAATTGCTTGAATGACCTTCGCGCCAATTCGCGGCGCATCTGGTCAAACCTCCAAGCTTTTTCGGCGAGGAGAGCTTTAGCCCCCTTGGGCTTCGGCTTCACGGATCTTCCGATCAAGGTCCTCGTCCGTCAGGTCGGCGTAAGCACGGGGGGCAGCATCGCCGGGAGGGGCAGGCAGGTCAAGGCCGCGCACCCTCCGGTACCCGTCAATTGCCTTGCGCCATGCGTCTGTCGTCTGGTTGAGGTCCTTCGGATCGAGCGAGCCTTGCAGGAGATCGCGGCACCGCTCCAGGATGGATCGGCCCACGTCGCCAGCGATGGTCATCACCTCGACATCGCGATCCGCCTCCGTGTCCTCCCCATTGGGGGGTTCGTTGGGGGGTTTTGGGGAGCCAGCGAGACGGGCCGCGACCTTCTCTGCCTTTCGCAAACTGGAATTCCGGTCCCCCCAAAGCTCTTTCCCGGCCCGCTCGGTGATGGACTTGTGGTCCACCCCGAACTCCCTTGCAAGCTCCCGGATGGGCTTGTCTGTCCCGATCCATGCGGCGCGGATGTCTGCCCACTGGTCTGGTCTAAGGCGTGCCATCGTTCCCCAAACATACACTCTCGCGCCGGGATGCGCTAGAGCTTGTGCGTCAGAGGCCATGCCGTGTCCATTTTCCCGGAGTAGCACGCGAACCGCCTGCGGATCGATCCGTCCACGACGTAGCCCCAGATCACGGGGCAGTCGTAGTCCGTGTCCAGCCATGTCGCCTCGAAAAGCTGGGGCATCGACCCGTCCGGACAGGCTCGCGTGGAGTCCTGGACGGTGTAGCCTGCGGTATCGGCTAGCGGAGGCTGGTAATACCCACAGGCGTAGTAGTTGGGCTCCCCCGTGATTGCCTCGGGCGGCGGGATGTCGTCGAGGCATCCGGTGAGCACGATGGCGAGAAAAAGAAATGGGACGTACCACTTGATGCGTTGCCAGAGGGTGGCGTCCGACGATCCATGAATTCGCCGGACCATCGCTTCGGGCATCACCGCCTCAATTCGACAGATGCGCCCGTCGTAGGCCATTGAAACAGCTTGAATCTCTTCAATCCATTCCCTCGGCGGATCCCCTGCGGTGTATCGGATCGTGAGTTTCATTCTGGATACTCATTTTCTAAATCCTCTCGAATCTCCTTCAATGCGTCCTTGATCCTTCCGAGGAATCGATCCCACATTGCATCGAGTTTTGGTTCCCCGATCCGATCCGATCCGATGGCTGGTAATGCCGCCTCGGTCATTGCAAGTGCGATCCGAACTTTCTTTGCGTCGTTCATCCCTCCCCCTCCGCCATCTCTGGCTATTGTGCCTCGTCCGGGAGCGTCGGCTTGGTGTTCTCGCGGAGCCATTGCGCTTGCTTGAGCTCTGCGGCGGCCCTGGCGGCGGCCCTGGCGGCGTCCCAGGCGGCGGCCCAGGCGGCGGCCCAGGCGGCGTCCCTGGCGGCGGCCCAGGCGGCGGCCCAGGCGGCGGCCCCGGCGGCGGACCCGGCGGCGGACCCGGCGTCCCAGGCGGCGTCCCAGGCGGCGTCCCAGGCGGCGGCCCTGGCGGCGTCCAACTCCGCGGCCGTCGCTTTTCCTTCCAGATGCAGGCGTTTGATCCGGATTGCCTCGGCAGGTCGATTGTCGTTCGGTGCCCACGCAGTGAAATGCGGGAGTGCGCGTTCGGCACAATCCAGCGCGAATTCCCATTGTTCGCGTTCCGTCAAAATTCCCGGCCTGAGATAGGTCCAGATGGCCCAATCTGATTTGGCGGTTGCGAGAACTTCGCGGATGTTTGCGCATTCGCGTGCAGCCCATTTGTATCCGGGCTCGCAGGCTTCATTTGTTCGGAGCCATTTTTGCGCGGTTTTGTTGAGTTTCATTTTTCTCTCTTACTCCCTCGCCGCCTGGACTCTGAGGCGCGAACCATTCCTTGCGGAAGCGAGTCCAGACGGCTTAGGATGACTTGATTTCCGGCGGTTCGCGTCGTCGGTGTGGATTGAACATACCACTGCGGCTCGGGGAAGTCAAGGGTTTTCTGCAGGCGGTCCAGATCCACCCCGTCCTCCACCCAGAGGATCCGTGGCCGTAGCTCCTCGATGCCGATACCTCTCCTTGGCTGGACTGGTGCGGTCGGCTCAATCATGATGCCCTCGCGATCTGGATCAGGATGTCCCGGAATTCGTGCGGTGTCCGCTGGCGTTGCTTGTGGCTCTGCGTGGCCACGATCCCGCATCATGCAGCGGACTTGTAGCCCCGTTCAGCCAGGCGCTTGGCTGGGAGGCGCTGTTCGGACGGCCCCCAAATCAGATCGGGAGGCTTGTTCCCGACCGCGAAAAGCCAAGTCCGCTTGCGGGCCTGATGCCCGTAATGCCCCTGCTCGACCTGACAGACCCATCCACCCGCGCCCTCCGTCCAACCGGTGCGCGATGGTTTCGGGAGCCCGAAGACCGGCCACGCCTTGGAGTTCGCGGGGTGCTCCAAGACGCCACCGCAGCGCCGGAGAGAGGCGAGAGCAGAGACAAAACATCCGCTGTCGTCGCCCGTCACGAATCCAGCGTTCTTGCGCATTGGCGAGCCGTCAGAGAATGCGCCCCATCGCTCGCACGGAGGATGCGCGACCACGGGATCCGATCCATCGTAGAACCTTGCGTCCCGGATGATGTCCCAAGGATCGCATTCGGGGATTCCGTAATAACATCCATTCGTTTCGACGAAAAGCGCGGCGATCATAGCGGCATCCCCAATTCTTCGCGAACCCGTTCGATTTCCGCAAGCTCGGGCCGAATCGAGTACGGCGGGTGGCAGTGGTCGATACACCGGCACGCGAGGTCCAATTTTTCGTAAGCCTCCAGGAGTCGCGAGAGGTCGTCAAGAGTGATGCCTCTCCTTGGCGCTGCGGAGGGGGTAGGAGGCGTCGGGGCGGTCGGTGCGCTGTTCATGCTGTCTTCCTTCCTCTCCAGGACGCCCAGGCCATCGGGATCGCCGCGCTGCCATGATCCTCCTTGAGTCGGTCCATGATGCGGTCGCCCGCCGCCAACTTGATCGCGTCGAGCCCCAGGTTGGAGATCAGGATCGTTGGGAGGAGGTTGTTGTACCGTCCGCAGACGAC